ATTGATTTCATAAATTTATCCTCAATACTCCTGCGCAGCTTACAAAAGATAATATCACACTTAGTATGAATATTATTTTAACTGCTTTATTTGTTGTGTTTTCTGACATATGCTTTAGCCTCTGTTTCCTTATTAAAAATTCTTTCATATACGATTTGGGTATCTTTCATAGCTACCACTCTATATCTTATATCATTTTCGTGATAATATACTGGGTGATATGCATATTTCATTTGAATTTCACCTGTGACATTATTTCTGTTAAACAGGCAACCAAATTTAATTCATGATCTGCAACAAATGCATTCTTGTATTGATAATCTCCTAGGATTAATACCAATTGTGGGATAGATTGTGATTCAACATAATCTGTCATATTATCATATATTTTTCTAAATAGAGCTGCTGGTTCTGAATCCATATTATCTGCAACCCATTGTCTCATACTTCTAAAATCTTTTCCTTTTAATAATCTCATTAGATCAGCAATTGCTATCTCGCTTAATTGGACTAGTATACCACTATCTATCGATCCATTAGTACTATACCTTTGTAATTCATTTAATACCCTACGCCAATCTGGCATATGTTTCATTAGCAATTCAGCTAAGACATTCTTTTCGTATTTTATATTTTCCTCTTCTAGAATGAATTCACATCTTTCCATGAATTCAACCAATAGCGGAGGCATATCCTTTTTCGCTATATTAAATTCTATAACTGAACACCTAGAATGTAAGGGTTCTATAATTCGGTTTTTGAAATTGCAGGTTAGAATAAACCTACAGTTAGCACTAAACTCTTCTATAAAAGCTCTTAATGCTGGTTGTGTGGATTGGGGATTTAAGTAATCTGCTTCATCTAGAATAACTACTTTATATCCACCTTGGAGAGAAATAGTACTAGCAAATCTTTTAATCTTGGTTCGAAGTGTATCGATACCAGATTCTTCTGATCCATTGACTATAAGAAAGTCTAGACCAAGCTCATTGCATAAAGCTTTTGCTACTGTTGTTTTACCAGTACCGGGCGTCCCGGTGAGAAGCATATTGTGAAGTTCACCTCCGTTAACAATATCTTCAAAAGTTGATTTTAGTTCTGGTGGTAAAATACAATCATCAATTCGCGGTGGTCTATACTTTTCAACCCATAAAAATTCATTTTTGTTCATAATATAATCTGTATTAAAGTTGGGTGGGGAGCTACCCCACCTTTAAGCTTTAGGAATCGTCGGACTCGTCTGAGCCGTTTCCAACAGTTTCTGCTTCTTCATTCACTTCTGGTACTGCGCCTTCTGGTGCAGGTTCATCAGCAGGTCGGTTAGCATTTATAAATTTAACCAATCTAGTTCTAAGAGCTCCAACTGTTTCCAGTTCAACTCCTTCGAACGCACCACGTCTAGAACAGATGTCAACCACCTGTACACTAGTTGCGATGTCTTGAAGCGAAAGCTGAGGTGCTTCCTGTGTTTCTACTGCGTCATTCATAAGTTCCTCCTATGCATAGTAGACTATTATTAATAAGACCCATAATTAGCATCTTATATAATATCCTCATAACCAATCAATGATATATGAGAATCTTTCAACATGTATTTATACATGGAATTCACTCCCTTTTTCCAATGCTATAAAATAGTTTATTGGATAAGTAGAAGATGTCCAGTGGGATATAAGTTTTGAACTTATGTTCACATAGTAATCTCCGGGGAGAAGTTTTAAATTCGGAATATTAAAAATAAATTTGAAATCATTAGTACAAGGATTAGAATTATCTAATACTAAAGAAAAGGCATTTGAAGACATATCATTTACATCATAAACCTCTGCTCGTATTTGACCTTTAATCCCACATATAACTAATTCCGAATGTCCTAGGACCTGAGAAGCTTTTCTAATTTGATTAATATGATCTTCAGTAATATTAATAGAAAGCTCTGGGTCTGGCATTGTGATCTCTTTAGTTGGAGTTGTAAGTATATCCTTTTCAGAATAATAATAATTCACTCTAGAAATATCACCATTCTTGAGAACTACTCTATCTCCACCAAAGTCTAGATCGGGGTTTTCGATTAAACCAATTACCTGTAAAAATTCGTTAAGATCATAGATCCCGAATTCAACTGGAAAGGTTTCTGGAACGTGCGCTTGAGCCATAATATTTTTGGCTTCCGCAATCGTTTTTAAATCTTGTCCTGGATTAATCAAAATATTAGGATTAATCGAGGCAAAATTTTGTAACACATCAAGTGTTTCTTTTGAAATATTCATAATGTATATTATACCATAGTTTTTATCGAAAGTAAATCTTTATTTTTTATGTTCGGTATCATGGACGTGTAATGCCATTATAGCATAGTGCAATACCTTCATCAGATCCTTTCTATTATATCCGTCCTTTTTGCCATATCGTTGTGCATACTTGAGTATGTTCCCGATACAAAATCCTTCACCATGACCACCATCCATAATAAATTCAGTTGCCTGAAACTTATCTCTTGCATAATGTTCATCGTATGTAGAATCTATATACGCAGCGAGCTCTTTGCAGAGCTCACCTTCGTTAAATTTATAATTTATTTTATTATTTTTATTAAGCATATAACTCTATATTTTCATTAGATGACTTTATAAAATTTATAAATTCGTCCAATTCCATTTCACCTTTTGCTCTATTAGCAACCCAAGAAATAACCCAGCAATTATCTAATGTATATCCTTTTTTAGAATTAATTCTATCTAATGATGGAATCATTTGATTACCAGTGTCAAGTACAAAGTTCTTACCAGTAACCGGACATTTTCCTCCTGATTGTATATACATTCTAAGAAAATCTACTTTTTGTAAAGTATGTTTTATTTTTTTCTTTTTTGCACTTTTTTTAGAATCATTAATTCTAATTGATGCTATTTGTTCAATTGTTTTAATCATTCGTCATCTAAAATTTCCGTATCTTCCTCATCTGGTGTCATAGAAACCTCATCTAAATGAGCTCCTGAATCGACCTTAGTATAAAGATCTAAGAAAGCTTCTTTTGTATCCTCGTCGAATCTAGCGATGCAGAGGTTGATAGCTTTCATCTTGTTATTAAAGATAGTAAAGCTTTGAACGATGTGGCAAAGCCTACGGGTTGAGATAATCTCATCAACTCCATCATCGTAGAAAGTTTTTCTAATAATATCAGCCCAATCAACTAGCTTATCCATGAATTCGGTATCAATTTCAGTACCAAATTTTTCGAAGTGCTTAGCTAAGATTTTCTTTTCAGTAGCTGGGCTAGCGAATTTTTGATCTACACTAATGGTAAATCTTTCTAAGAAAGCTTCATCGATTATAGAAGCTGCGGTATATCGTCCATCTTCTGAACCTTTACCTTTAGTATTAGCAGTAGCTAAAACGTTGAAACCTGGAGCGGGAGATATAACCTCACCAGTCTTTTTGACTAGTACTGGTTTGCCTTCAAGGATACCTTGTAAGCACATAATCTTGTTTGTAGCCCTATCGATCTCATCGAGAAGAAGGATAGCTCCATTTTCCATTGCTTTTAGCACTGGGCCTTTGGCGAATACTGTTTCACCGTTAACTAATCTGAATCCTCCAAGAAGATCATCTTCATCGGTTTCAGGGTTAATTTGAACCCTGATGAATTCGCGTCCGAGCTGCGCGCACGCTTGCTCGACCATAAATGTTTTTCCGTTACCGGACATACCAGCTACGTAAACTGGATAAAACATTTCTGATTTAATAACTTTTTTAATATCTGCGTGTGAGCCCCAAGCTACGTAAGTTGGGTCAACTGTTGCAAAAGTTTTTTCCTTATTAACAATTGATTGTGGTGCCATTGCAACCTCAGCGGTCGGTAGAGGAATTACCTCTGCTTCTCTAATAGGTTTTACTAGGTGAGCTAGATCGTAGTAACCGATCCTGACCCTGTCTTTTGCGTTGCAAAGCCCAATCCAGTCAGACTTTTTATACCCTAATGAGTCACCAGCGTCCTTGATTGCTGATGTTTTAAACTCGGTCGTATCCGGAAATCTTCGGGAGAGCTCCTCGAGGATTTTCTGTGTGGATATTTTCACTTTATTCATAATTTATTCCTTATCAAATTAATTTTGTTTATAGGTCCATTATACCATAGGTAGGTCTAAATGTAAACCCCTTTTTTGAACTTTTTTCAATTTATTTTGCATTATGCAACCGCCTTACCAAAGTTCGTGAGTAAGACTTTGTTCTTTTTCTTCGAAGCTGAGAACTTTTTAAATCCAGCTCGGATTTGAGCAGTTGAAGCATCTTCTTTAACTTCAAATTCATCCTGTGTAGCTTCTAGTTTTTTGCCTCCCTTAACAAGATAGAATTCATCATATCCTACCACGTTCTTAAGAGAAACACATTTGTTCTTTCTATATTCTTTATTAGGTTCTCTCATATCCCAGATATCAGCTTCGTGGAGTTTGCTTTTGAAATCCCATGTTCTATCTGATACAAAGAAACCAATTGTTGTGCAAGCATATCTCTTAGAGATATTTTTTAGTAATTCGTGTGTAGATCTACGAGGATCACCAGATATTTCTAGAAGTTTTCCTTCGATGTGAATTCTATATTTCCATCTATCAAGTTTTAATCCATCTTTATTATCTTTAAGAAAAGAATGTTTCTTTTGTTGCTTGTAATCTACAAATTCTCTTAAACCGTTTGAATCCCCATCTGATAAAACAACCAAATTCATTTTATCAACTGCATGCTTCATTTTGAATTTCTTGACTAATGTATGAGCTATAACTAAAGATTGATTAAGAGGAGTAGATCCCCACTGTTCCATCTTTCCTGTCACTGCATAGTCATCCCAGTAATTATCATCATAATAATAATTTCTTCTAGATGCAACTGCTAGTTTTTTCATATAAAGCCCTTCAAGAGCTTGATTGTATTCTCTTTTCTTTAAAGAAGAAGAGATTAATAAAGGTAAACAAACATTACTTATCTCTAGGTCTCCATCCGTTAATAAAGGTCGACCTCGGCTATTCATAAGCTCACGATTTCCTGTAGTAAAAGCATATACGTCAAATGGTATATTAACCATTTTGCAAAATGTAACTAGGTGAAATAATTGATCAATTACTTGAGCTAAAGTACCATTCATAGATCCAGAATAATCAATTAACATAATCATCCCGTGATTTTTAGCATTAGCTAATTTAGTAACTCGAGCAAAAATGTCTTCATTATATTTGTAAGAATAAACTTTGTTAACGTCAAGTGTACCTGATTTAGCTGTTTGAGCTCTTTGCCATTGGTATCCTGCTTTTCTCATTTCAAATTCTTTTACTGCAAAGTTCGAGGCTCTTTTAACCTGAGCTAAATATTCTCCATATCCTTTCATAATTCCATTTTCAGCAGGATTAAAATCATATCGTTCCATTGCGTCTTGTCTAGATTTATGAACTTCTTTAAAAGGAAATAATACATGATCTATAAGCTTTTTGGAAGGTCCTCTCATATATACGGGTTGTTTTCCGTTTTCATCTTCTTCGAGTAAAGTTCGTTCTGCTTCGCGATGGTTTTCATCGGTGATAGAAACGTCCTCTTCACCTTCGCCTTTATCTTTAGTTCCATCCTCCTCCGTGGATGGGGTATCTGCTTCGTCGCTCTCTGAGCTAGAATTATTGGTCTCTGTGCGATCGTCAGATTTATCCCCATCCTCAGATTCGGATTCAGAAGAATTTGATGCTTCATCTTCTTCGCTTGATTGTTCACCATCGGTTGAGCTTGAACTTTCATCTTCTTCTAAATAATCATCATGTCCCATTTGGGGACCAGCTTCACCCTCACCGGCAATTTCTTCCATTCCTTCTGGAATTTCTATATCTCCTTCTGGGGGTTGAGGCTTTTGGATAAGTTCAGGAGTATTTTCCTGAGTATAAGCTAGGATTTCTCTGCAAAGCTCAACCACTTCTTCGAAGGTTTGAGTTTGATACCTAGCTCTGTTATAAAATTCTTTTTCTTCTTTATTAAAATAAATATGAACCATTTCACCAAGCTTGGCTTTAAGGTTAATTTTGTCAATAAGTTTAATTTGAGTTTGATCATCAGGATAATCGAAAAGACCTCTGTCTTTAAGACTAAAGTATCCTCTTTTGAAAGGACCAACCAGTCCTGGATAATCTCTTTGAATAAATCTCTCTATGCGCGCGTCCTCGATCACATTAATATATGATCTTGGGCACCCTTCAAGTTTTTCTGGGCTATCATGCCATCCCTCGTACGGAGTATATAAAGCATGCCCAACTTCGTGTCCTACCAAAAGGTCATAAACATCTTTACCCATATCTTTCCAAAGAGGAAGACCGAGCGTACGGTTCTTAACATCAAACCAGGCGGTCGGATAATTACCGTGTTGTACAGTAACATTCTCTTTTGCGAGTAATCTAGCTATTGTTGGATTATTGTGATTCATTATTGGGGTCCGTCTGGTCCTTCATTAAATCTTTTGCTCGCTACTCTTTCTGCGAGATCATCAAAGCTTAGAAAAGAAGCTTCGTAAATTCCCATTCCTAACTCTGCGATCAATTCGAGCCTATTTAGCCCAATAGCATCCTCGAAGTGATTCTCGAGAATCGTTTCATTAACTGGATGTGACATATTAAACTCCTTATTTTTAATTTGTTATAGGACCATTATACCACACTTTTGGCCCTTTGTAAACCCCCTATTTGAAAATAATTGAAAATAATTTGTAACAAATCGTAACAGTTTTGGCATAAGTTTATGCTTATTTTGCATATAAAAGGGGGTGCTGTAGCGCGCATTCTACAGCGTTTCCAATGGTAACCATAAGACTATGCACGCTGTGGCACACGCTATTTTATCGGATTTTAGAGAAGTTTCCATCCTTATAGAATTCGATCTTAGAACGGATCTTATTCTCTAGGACATCACCTTTATGGGTTATAATGAAAACGTTAGACCCCTCATCTAGGGTACTTAGGATCTTAGTCAAGCTTTCTACCCCATCTATATCCAGACTAGAGTCAAATGTCTCATCTAGGACCAGTAGATTAGTAGCTGCGCTATTCTTCATCTTAGCTATTTGGCGCCAAGTGAAGAGTAAGGATAAATCTATCCTTTGTTTCTCTCCCTCAGAGAAAGATGCATAGTTAAAACTATCCCTATATCTAGATCTAATCGTTTCATTAAAGTTTTCATCTAAGTGGAATGCTACAAAGAAGTCTAGGATTTGAAGATATTCATTAATTAACCTATTCATTACAGGAAGATATTGCTTAACTACTTTAGTTTTTATACCAGTATCTTTAAGCATTTCACCCATTACTTCGTTGTAAGTCCTTTCTTCTGTATACTTTAACTTATCTTCTATATGGTTTTCTTTGTTTTCTCGCAAGGTTTCTAATTCATTCTGAGCTTGTTTTACATCACCTGTTTGGCCAGAGAGTGAATTAATTTCCTTTTGGATCTTATCAATTTCTTTCTGGAGAAGGGATATAGAATCATTATTAGAATTAATTCTATTTTGTTTATCCCTAAGCTTATCTAAACTCTTTGTGATTTGAGAGGTAGTACTAGATAAGACAGATAGTTTACGTTGAAGATCTTCTTTCTCTTCTTGTACATCTTTTGCAGTTGTTTTAATATAACCAATCTTACTAGTCTTTTTCTCTTCTGTAATATCTTGATCACATGTTGGGCAATGGTCATTCTCTTCATAAAACCTAGATTCTGCTACAAGAGCTTTTATTTGGCTATTCAATTGAAGATTATGGGATTTTATATTTGCTACCTGATCAAGTTGTTTAGAGTAAGCATTCTCTTCTGATTTCATAGAAGCA